TATTGACCTTGCATTTAACACTGGAGGTATTGAAGGCTTATCTGCAAATGATGTAAAGATGTACATTCGATATATTGCAGATCGAAGATTAATTTCTCTTGGTCTAAAAGGTATCAATAAAGTCAAAAGAAATCCTCTACCTTGGGTAGAAGAAATGATTAATGCACCAACACACACCAACTTCTTTGAAAACAGAGCAACAGACTATGCAAAAGGTGCTCTAGCTGGCGATTGGGGTGATGTTTGGGCACACTAAGGAAATCAAATGAACGATAAAACAATAACAGCAGAATGTCATAGCTGCGAATCATCCTATCAAATCAACTATACAGAGGAATTTGTGTCTCAAGAATATCCAGAGCATTGCCCATTCTGCGGAGAACTCATCGAAGAAATTGAAGAAGAATATATAGAAGATGAGGACTCTGAAGATGATGAAGAATGGAATTAAATTGGAAATATAATAACGAAGATTTTACGGAAGACTTGATTGGTGATAATTACGGGTTCGTCTACGAGATCATAAATCTGACGAATAAAAGAAAATACATAGGCAAGAAATTTTTCTATTCTGCCAAAACCAAACAAGTCAAAGGTAAAAAGAAAAAAGTGAAAGTAGCTAGTGATTGGCAAACTTACTATGGTTCTAACGCAGAACTGCAAAATGATGTTATACTACACGGGAAAGAAAATTTCTCCCGTCAGATATTGCATTTGTGCAAATCAAAAGGCGAATGTGGATATTTGGAAGCAAAAGAGCAGTTTGTTCGTGGTGTAATGGAAAGCAATGACTATTACAACACATGGATAATGGTAAGAGTTAGAAAATCACATATTAAGGCGTACAATGCTAGAATTTCTGAGAGAACTGAAGAATGATCGGTTTGATGCAGTATTTTTTATGCCTGGACCAGAAGAAGATATGGTAAAGGTCGAGGCAGCAAAATATAAAATACCAGGAGAAGATGTCGATAGATGTGATCTGGGAAATATGTATCATATAGTACTATTCAAACAGGATAATGAAGGACATCCTATAGATCCTGATCTGTTTGAAGCTATCCTGATTGAACCTTTGGAATATATTTCTAGAGTTATAAACTGCGACTTTTATGGATTAGTTGCTAAAAAAACAACTACCTCCAGTGATTTCATCCAAAATATGTTTGACAAACTGAAAGAAATAGAGTAGACTGTAGTTTCCTAACTATAGAGTGTTATCATGATACTAATTGATCTAAATCAAGTTTTGCTATCTGGCATTATGGCACAACTCGCATCACAAAAAAATGTCAAGCTTGAAGAAGGTCTTATTCGTCATCTGGTATTAAATGTTCTAAGAACTCATACCAACAAGTTTAAAGAGTATGGCGAGATAGTGCTTTGTTGCGACAATCGTAATTATTGGCGTAAATCTATTTTTCCTTTCTACAAGGCTGGGCGTAAAAAAGCCAGAGAAAAGTCTGATCTCGATTGGCACCTCATATTTGATATTCTATCTAAACTAAAAGCAGAACTCAAAGAAAACTTTCCATACAAAGTAATTGATGTTGATGGTGCCGAAGCCGACGATATCATTGGCACACTTGTACCTCGTCATATTATGCATGAAGATATTCTTATTATCTCCAGTGATGGTGATTTTCTTCAACTTCAAGCATATAATGCAAACGGTAAATACAAAGTGAAGCAGTATAATCCTGCAATGAAGAAATTTGTTATTTCTGAAAATCCGGCAATTGATCTCAAAGAAAAAATCATCAAAGGTGACAAAGGCGATGGTATTCCTAATATACTGTCACCTTCGGATTGTTTCGTTTTAGATAAACGTCAGACACCTATCACAAAAGGCAAACTTGAAAAGTTTTTGGCTGAACATTACAGTGAATATGAATCCACTGCAAATACTGGCTTTACTAGAAATCAACTATTGATTGATCTGAGACTTATACCAGGCGATATAAAAGAAAAAATCATAAATACTTATGAAGAAACAAAACCAGCCCCAAGAAGTAAGTTATTAAATTACTTTATTGAATATAGACTTAAAAACTTGATGGATGTAATTGAGGAATTTTAATGAAAAATATATATGAAATATTTGATGAGTTTGAGGAAGCTAAAACAAAAGCAGATAGAAAAAAAATAATAGAGCAAAATCTTTCTCCTACTTTTGTAAAGGTATTAGAATATGCGTTTCATCCTGATTATAAATGGACAGTAAAAGAAGTACCAGATAGTTATAGAGTTCCTGATACTTTACCTGGAGTCTCTTTTGCCCATCTTGGAACAGAACTTAGAAGAATTTACTTGTTTCAGGAAGGACACCCAACTGCACAAAACTTGAATGTAGAAAGAAAAAATGAATTACTGATTCAACTCTTAGAATCTTTAGAACCAAGAGAGGCTGAAGTAATTATAGGAATAATGAAAAAAGACTTGGGTGTAAAAGGACTAACTTATAATTTTGTCAAGGAGTGTTTTCCTAACATGTTACCATGAAGTTAAGAAAAGAAAAAATAATAGTGACAATTGGTGCGTTTGATCCTATAGAATTATCCGATATCGATTTTTTAAAAAAAGCTAAAGCAAAAGGCGATTGGTTAATCATCGGTGTACACTCCGACATATATCTAACAAAGTATGATAAAGGCTTTATTCAAAACTATCACTCTCGATCAGAGATCGTCAGACACTTAAAATTTGTAGATGAAGTTTTCATGTATAATGATACTGACGGTACTGCATGTCAATTACTCAAAATAGTACAAATGTGCTATCCTTATTCCGAAATAATCTTTATATCCAAAAATGGAGACAAAGAAACCTCGCCTGAAGGTAAAATGAAAGGCATCAAGTTCCTACTAATGAAATAATGGAGTTCATAAAATCAAATGACTAAGTTTGCTGGTAAATTCCGTAAAAATAATGATTACGGTGACGATTTTGAATTTGCAAAAAACTCAAGAAAGAAACGCAAATTTAAAGAACATGGCGAAATTAAGAAAAAGCTAAGACAATGGGAATATGAAAACCGCCATGAAGATGATGATCGTCATTACAAATATTGAAACAAAATAGTCCTTGACAATTCGTTCATAGATTGATATAATATAGTCTCATTGAGTGGAGATATCATTATGATAGTTTATGGCTACATTCGCAAATCAAAACCGAAGAAGTTGACAAAGGTGCAACAAGCTGAGTATGATGCATGGTGCCGTAAAGTTGGTATTGGTACTTCACCGAAAGTTACTAAGATAACAAAAACAACTTTCAAAACTAGCAACAAAATGCCTAAGCTTGTTATCCCTGCCGAACGAAATCCTAAGCAATATCCTTCAGTAGACACTGGCGTACAGGTTGCAAACTGGAATAAAAAAGATAAAGTTACACAATATACTGGCGACAAAATGCTAGGTGTTGGTACTTTGCATAAATCTAACGCTGTTCCTGTTTTTAATGATACCGAAGCAAAAGATATGGCCAGAATGAGGCGATAAAATGAAGATACTTGTGAAAATACCGAAGCCAATTTGTCGTACACCCATTCCTGCCCCACAAAAACACAAAATTGATGTACGATATACCCGAAAAGTGAAGCATAAGGAGAAAATTGATGTTCGCACCTGTGGATGAATGTGTTTTATATAATGAAGATTGCTTAAAGACCCTAGATCGGGGTCTCCAGTATCACTATGTCATTACATCACCCCCGGATTTTGATGAAATTGGTGAAAATCCAGATGAAACTATGAGAAAATGGGAAAATTTGATGTATGACACCTTCTCTAAACTCAAACCAATCAACAATGTCGTTACAATTGTCCTCCGAGACCGAAAATCCGGTGGAAAAATCATCAAAAAGCACACCTTTGTGACCCAAACAATGGAAGAATTGGGCTGGGTACATAAAAGTCAAAAAATATGGGTAAGATCAAAGGCAGCTAATCTATATCGTTTTAACTACTCCTTCGTTTTAACCTTCAAGCGCCCCGGAAAACAGTTTTCTCGGGAGGAATTTAGCGACCTTGCTATTCCTGATGTGTTAGAACATCCTGTCAAACCATATAAAACCTATGTTGACAACTATCCTACCGGATTATTGAATCATTTTATTGATGCATACACAAATCCTGGTGAATTAATCTTTGATCCATTCATGGGATCGGGTAGTACCGCAGAAGCATGTGTTTATGCCAGCAGAAAATGGTCTGGAGCAGAGATTGTTCCCGAAACATTTGAACTTGCAAGAAATCGTTTATCTACAATTTATGATGAGAGGAACAACGGATATGTTGGACTTAAATTTGAGTGAACTTGAGAACTTCACAGATGAAGAACTTATTCTGCTTGAAGAAATGGGAGAAATGCTTGAAGAAATGTCACAGGAGGAAATCGATGACTTTGTAGAAATGATTGAGATTATGGGTAAAAAGAAAAAAGAGAAAATGATTGTTATGCCAGATCGAAGCGACTTTTATCATTAAGGAAAATATTATGGAAAACACAACAAACGTAGAACAACAAAGCGAAGCATTGACTGAACTTGAAGAAATCGTAAAGAAATGGGTTGTTATGTCAAGGTGGAAAAAAGACTTAGAGTTTTATGAAGAACTAAGACAAAAGGTCGCAAATGGATAATCCAAAAGTATATACCACAACAGTAAAAGATTGTAACGACGGCAGTGGAGATGTATACATAGAATTTCCAGAAGAAATGTTGCAAGAACTTGGTTGGGGAGAAGGTACAGAAATAAACTTTGACCTAAAAGTTGACGAAGCTGGTAATGTCATTGTGATAAGTGCTGTTGCATAAAAAACAATAATCAGGTTTGCTATTGACAAATGGTTTGTTTTGTGAGATAATGTCTTATCTTCAATAGAGAGATATCAAAATGTTAACAACTCAAGAATCCAAAACTCAACTCGCTAAACTTCTGGCGACAGAAAACCTGATTGTTGAACATAAAAATGTTCCTACCGCATATTTCAATACAAAGGAACGCAAGCTTGTTGTTCCTATCCTCAAGGATGAATTAACTCCTGAACTGTATGACCTTTTCATTGGTCATGAAGTTGGTCATGCATTGAATACACCAGCAGAAGGTTGGCACGATTCAATTATCGATCTTAAAATTCCTAGGTCTATTCTTAATGTTGTAGAAGATGCACGAATTGAAAAACTAATCAAACGCAAGTATCCTGGCCTTCGTGCTTCTTTCTCAAAAGCCTATCGTGAACTTGTTTCCCGCAATTTCTTTCAAACCAAAGGTGTTGATCTGAATGCCATGAACATTCTAGATCGCCTGAATATGCATTTCAAAGTTGGTGCATCTCAAGGCATTAAGTTCAATGCTGAAGAAATGGTTATTGTCCGTAAAATGGAAGAACTAGAAACATTTGAAGAGGTTGTTGCTCTTTCGCAAAAGATCATGGAGATGTATCGTCAAGAAAAGAAAAAACAACAGGAAAAACGAGCCTCTGATGGTGAAGGAGAAGAAAGCGAAGAATGGTCTGATGAAACCGATTCAGATGATTCTTTTGATTATGATGATTGGGATGATTCTGAAGAATCTGAAAGTGAAGAAGAATCAAACAGTGTCGATGCTTCACCAGAAAATGAAAAAGCTGAAGATGAAGAATCTGAAGATGAGAGTGGTAAAAATTCTGAAGATAATAATATTGATAATGAATTTAAATCTCATACCGATGATGCATTCCGTAAAAACGAGAAAGAACTAATCAATGCCAATGGTGCTGATTATGTTTATGGAAACATTCCTGAGAATATTGATCTGAAAAAAATTATTGTGCCATTCAAGCATATTATTGAAAGACACAAAAAGAGCATTTGGTGTCATGATGCTAATCCTGCAACATTCAATCAGTTCCGTGCAAAATCAGGAAAAGTAGTTTCTTATCTTGTTAAAGAATTTGAACTCCGTAAAAACGCAGATCAAATGAAACGAGCATCTGTTGCAAAAACTGGTGAACTCAATATGAGCAAGGTTTATTCATACAAGTTCAATGACGATATCTTCAAAAGATTGACTGTTGTTCCTGGCGGTAAATCACATGGTCTTGTCATGTTCATGGACTGGTCTGGTTCTATGTCAGACAATCTTCACCAAACAATTAAGCAACTTTTGAATCTGGTTCTTTTCTGCAAGAAAGTAAATATTCCTTTTGAGGTGTATGCATTCTCAAGTCGCTTCTATGATGAAACTGGTACTGCTGGAAAATTTGATTCATATACTGCCGTAAATTATAATGATGGCGATATTATGTTGAAGAAAATTAACCTCTTGAATTTGTTCTCAAGTAAGATGAGTTCTAGTGAGATGACTTATATGGCATCTGCATTACTTAAAGGTTCTCATAATCCTAGTGGTCGTAGACATTTCACCGCAGACCTCCCCGACTGGATGAGTATGCACTACACACCACTAAATGAAACCATTTTCTGTGCAATGAAAATCATTCCAGAGTTTCAAAAAGAAAACAAACTACAGATTGTGAATACTGTATTTTTGACAGACGGTGAAGGACATCACCTTCAAAGAAAATTCATGGCTAAATCTGATGAATATAATTATTTTGGATCTAGTGGAAAAGTAAAAGGTATTCTTCGACATGTAAAAAGCGGTGTGTCTGAAAAAATTGAAGATAGTGCAACCGAAAACTATACAAAGGCTGCACTTAAGATTTTGAAACAAGTTACAAACACTAACATTATTGGATTCTATTTGTTAGACAAAAAAGATTCCAGATATGTAATTGGCAGACTGTATCCTCCAACAGCAAACAAAGAGGCTCTGCGTGATACTTTCATGAAAGAAAAGAGCATTGTTTGCACTACTGGTGGATATGATGAATATTATTTGATTCGTGCCGAAACTGATGTTGACGATGATAGTGAACTTGAAGTAAAATCGACAACTACCCGTAGTCTTGTTTCTGCCTTTACTAAGTACAATACAGGTAAAATTGTTAATCGTACCGTTCTGACTAAATTTATTGGATTGATTGCATGAAGAAAGCTTTGATTACTGGAGGTACTGGCTATATTGGTCATCATCTCCAGAAAGAGTTAAAGAAAAATGGTTACTATGTGATTGTGATGGATAGAAAACATCCATCGCAACTCATGGCAACAAAATATTGTGATGAGTACATTCATACCGATATAAGAAACTATGACCATATTCTTGATGAGATAGAATATGGTAAAATGTTTGATGATGACAAATTTAGTTTTGATATTGTCTTTCATCTTGCCGGTTCTATAGAAGTAGGTGAGAGTGAAGAAATGCCTACTTATTATTATGAGAACAATGTTTCTGGTACAATCAATATTCTAAAGCTGATGAGAGAATATGATTGTAATAAGATTGTATTCTCATCTTCTTGTGCTGCTGAGAATCCAGAATCAGTATATGGTCAAACAAAACGAATGTGTGAGACTATTTTGAAGGATGCTAATAAAGAAGGAGTTAATAGTGCTATTCTTAGGTACTTCAATGTTGCTGGTGCTGATCCTGATGGGGAGTTTGGTGAGAATCATGATCCTGAATCACATCTCATTCCTCGTATTCTTACCATGTATGATTTCACTGTGTATGGTAATGATTTTCCTACTCCTGACGGTACCTGTATAAGAGACTATATACATGTATCTGACTTAGCAGAAGCTCATGTAAAAGCAGCAGAGTTTTTAAATGAAAATAAAACTTCTAGCATTTTTAATCTCGGTTCTGGTACAGGTTATTCTGTTCTGGATGTTATTGCAATGGTAGAAGAAGTTACAGGAATTAATTTTGAGATTTTCTACAGTGATCGTAGACCCGGTGATCCTGCCAAGTTAGTATGTGAAGATGTTGAACGGTCAGAAAAAATATTAAAATTCAAACCAAAATATGGTTTAGAAGAAATAATCTCTACTGCCTATCGGTGGGAGTCAATTCAAAGGAGAACACCAAATGCTACTATCGGAGTTTCAGATTGATAATAGAAAAGCAACTGTATCTAAATTCTCAAACACTTATATGATTGATTTCTATGTTAATGGAAAACATATACAAAGAGTAAGTGAAATGAGAATTAACGAAGCAGAGAAGTTAGCAGAAGATTTTGTACATGAAGGTTCTTCACCAATATTTTTGACAGAATAATATGATGGATCAAGAAGCTAAAGAAAAACACTCTAAGCGAATTCAGCAAAAAGAAAATCATGTAAAGAAGCAGGTTCAGTTAGCGAAGAATTATGGTTATCACAAGTTAAGTAGTAGTATGAGTAAATGGCGCTATTTGACTCAACCACATCGTGCCCACAAAGTACATATTTTTAATTGTGGTGATCCCAAGTGTTCTATGTGTGGTAATCCTAGAAAGTTCTTTGAGGAAGAAACCATGCAAGAGAAAAGCCATAAGCAGAAAAAACTATATCAAGAATGAGAAAAATATTTGTTAATGGTACCTTTGATATTCTACATCGAGGTCATCTTGAAATGTTATTGTTTGCAAAAGAACAAGGCGATTTTCTTACTGTAGCTGTAGACACAGATGAAAGAGTTAAACGACTAAAAGGTCCTACAAGACCAATCAATACTTGTGCGGATAGAATGTTGATGTTGATGCACTTGAAAGTGGTTGATGCTGTTGCGAATTTTGAAACAGATGATGACCTTCGTGAACTGATATCAAAACATGATGCTATGGTAAAAGGTTCAGACTATATTGGCAAAGATATTGTTGGTCAAGATGTATGTAAAGAAATCATCTTCTTTGATTTAGTGAAAGGATACTCTACAAGTGAAACGATTAAACGTGCTTCTTTACGGTGATGATTGTATTGATGTTTATCAGTATGGTACCGTAACTAGAATAAATCCCGAGGCACCTGTTCCTGTGTTCGACTTTGTTCGTGAAGAAACAAAGAGAGGCATGTCATCGAACGTTGCAGAGAATCTAAACAGTCTTGGTTGTAACATAAAGTACATAACTGGTAATGTTGCTTCAGTGAAAACGAGAATCATTGATGAGAGAAGTGGTCAACAGCTTTTACGCATCGACGAGAATAACATTTCCGAACCAATAAAAGTATCTAAAGAAACTATAAAAGAATATAATCCAGATTGTATCATCATTTCAGATTATGATAAAGGTTCTTTAAGTTACGAAGCAATAGAAGAAATTATAGATTGCTACCAAGGTCCTATTTTTATTGACACGAAGAAAACTGATATTGAATGTTTTGATCACATTTGGCCACAAAGAGAAGTATATGTGAAAATCAATGAACAAGAAAGTAAGGCAATCAGGTCTTACCACAGAAACTTGATTGTGACAAAAGGAAAAGAAGGAGCTTTGTACAAAGGTGTTTTACATCCTGCTCCTCTAGTAGAAGTTTCAGATGTATGTGGTGCAGGTGATACCTTTCTTGCTGCTCTTGCGTACTATCATACAACGAATAATAATATAGAAGCTGCTATCAAATTTGCAAATTGTGCAGCATCAATTACAGTAAAACATTTGGGAGTCTATGCACCGTCTCTAGAGGAAATTAACGATGCGATTATCAGGTAAAGTAGAAAAAGGTTGGGGTCACGAAGAAATCTGGGCAACCAACGACAAGTATTGTGGTAAGATGATGCACTTTAAAAAAGATGCAAAGTTCAGTATGCACTTTCATTCTGAGAAAGATGAAACTTGGTATGTGCTATCTGGTGACTTTCAAGTAAATTGGATAGACACAAAAGATGCAACAATAAAACATTCTAGATTGTCTGCGGGTGCTGTTTGGCATAATCCTCCATTGATGCCGCATCAATTGATTTGTCATGAGGAAGGAACTATTATCGAAGTATCAACACCAGATTCTGTCGAAGATAATTACCGAGTATTGCCAGGAGACTCTCAAAAGACTCTTGACAATTAGTCCAAGTATTGATATAATGTGACCATGACTGATAAAACACCTAGCCAACTTACCAGCGAAATCATTGACCGAATGAAACAGGTTCAGAAGTTTCGTATTATACGACCCGTACCTGAAGATTTTGAGTTTCGTGGTGGCCCTGTACCTTTCACCATGTCTATCAATGCAAAAGGTATAATGGCGTTTACCGTGTATGCATTAACACTTGAAGAAGCAAATCAGAAAGTAGATGAATATCTAAATCCATATGAGTCCTGAACTAGATAAAAAACTGTGTGAAAAATATCCTGTGATATTTCGTGATCGCCATGGTGATAAAATGACAACTGCCATGTGTTGGGGGTTTGATCATGGCGACGGATGGTATCATTTGCTAGATAGCCTATGTCACACTATTCAATCACACATTGATTCAAACCAAGAACATATTCACTGGTGTTATCAGAATGGTGCAGAACCACCAGAAGAAATACCACAAGTTGTTGCCGTGCAAGTAAAAGAAAAATATGCAACCCTTCGGTTCTATTACAATGGTGGTGATTCTCATATTGATGGTGCTGTTCATGCAATAGAAACCTTGAGCCGTTATGTTTGTGAGGAGTGCGGTAAACCTGGAGAAGTACGAAACGATGGTTGGTTAAGAACTCTATGTGATGATCATTATGTCAACCATCATCCCGTTTAAACAACCAGAACCACAAGCAAACACAGAACCTATTATAGATTCCGATTATTGGGGTGCTTCATCATACTCACTATTAGAACTATTACTGGCAGTAAAGGAAAACAAAAATGAACATAGCAAAGATTAATGCGTATGTCAATCTTTTAGAGTTACGCCGTAATCTCCGCATAGAAGATTACAGAGATCAGATGGATCGTTTAGAAGCGGCAATGAAAAAAGAAAAGTTGCAAGCTCACCAAGAGAAGCAACACCAAACGGTTGTTTCGGCAACCAAAGTAGATGTTTATGTTTAATTTTGTTGTTTAACTTATATGGAGTAAATCATGAAAGAACATTTTGATACTATCGCTTTTGTTGCAGGATTTTTGCTTTTCTTTGCAATGCTGTTTGGTGTTGCTATGAATTCAAATTCAAATACACATGAGTGCCATGTTAAAGCTATCGAAAAGGGAATGGGTGCAACAGACATCCTAGCTGTATGTGGTCGATAAAACGATGAACCGTAAATTGTCAGAGTTGGCTATAAATGCTGGAGTTCTCAATTATGTCGATAATGAAACTCCTAGGCATTACTTTGTTTCTGGCTGGGCAGAGACAGAGGATATTGACAAGTATGGTAAAATGATTCTAGAAGAAGTGTTTAGAATCATACAAGAACAAGACAAAATCCCAGCAGGATTTAATTATGGTAAGAGTGCAGATGTTTACATCCGTGCAATCAAAAATGACTTTGGGATAATATAATCATGAAAGAGAACATCAAACAACTTGCAGAAAAAGCTGGCTTTATGATGTGGGAAGATGAACCATGGAAGCCAGAAGGTGCCGTTATTGATTGGTCAACAAACTACGATTCTGAAATAGAAAAGTTTGCAGAGTTACTAGTTCGTGAATGTGCAGAATTTATACGAGCCAGAAACTATGATTTAATACGAGATGACTATCCTATTGGGGTATCATCAGATGAATTACTTTATCATTTTGGACTAGAATGAAAGAAAAAATTGTTGAATGGTTTCTGCAAAACAGAACAAGAATTGGTTATACCATTGGTGGAATGAATATGTTCTGTGGTCTACTCAATCTAGTCGTTGGAGATTGGGTCGTAGGTCTGTTCTGGTTTTGCGTCGGTGCCTTTATTATCTTTGATGTGAACACCTACAAGTGATCTATGACGATCCTTCAATGGTTGTACACGCCTTCCAGACTTTTACTGTTGGCCGCCCTATTTCTATCTGGTTGTCAATCACCAATCATGATAAGAGCATTACCGAGTCCGACAGGAAATTTCAAAGATTGTATACAAGGTAACCAAATAACCTGCGAGTGGTCTACAAAATGAATGAACTCTTGGTCATCCTACAAGAAGAATGTGCAGAGGTATCTCAAGTTGTCTCTAAGATACATCGTTATGGTCTGTACTCTTATAACCCGATAACACAAGAAGCTAATGATGAACTGCTTCATAAAGAAGTGGGTGATCTGCTTTGTATGATTGATCTGTGTATTGAACAAAACATATTGAGTGCTGAAGTACTCAATGAACAAAAACTAAAGAAACGAGAAAAACTAAAAACTTGGAGTAATGTATTATGAGAAACTTTGATTGGCGTGAGAGAAGTCAGAAATGGTATTACTTTGACTCAGAGACTGGTATGATAGTAGGTACAGTGAATAAGTACGCCCTCCAAGAAGTTTGGTCTGCCCAAGTGAACACCGGAGAATACATTTATACTGCCAGAGCGGATGACGAGAAGCCACTAGGTCAGTACATAGAGCAAGACTATGCTAAGAAAGCCGTAGAGAATTATTGGAGTATACAGAGCAGAACTTTACTAGAGGAGTCATTATGATTGAGTGTTTGATCATCGGAGACAGTATCGCTGTAGGAGTCAGTCAAGTCAGAACAGAATGTCAGTCAATAGCAAAGAGTGGCATTAACTCAAAAGACTGGAACAAAAAGAATCTTCACAAATTAAAACCCACAGGAACGCTGATCATCAGTTTAGGTGCCAACGATTATCAAGGTATCGAAACAGAAGCTAATATTAGAAAACTTAGAGAAAGTGTTTCAGCACAAAGAGTGTTCTGGTTACTGCCTAGTCAAAAGCTAAAGCCAGATCAAGTCCGTGCTGTAAAGTTTGTGGCACAAGACTTCAACGATACAGTCATTCCTAGACCTGAGAGAGACATATCAGCAGATGGAGTGCATCCTACCTACAAAGGTTATAAAGTTTTAGGAGACTTAACAAAATGACAATGAAAGAAATTGGCATTATGGTTGCAATAGCCACAGTAACACTGTTAGCATTATTCAAACTTCCTAGTC